GAACCCAAAACATAGATTGCATTTTCTTCTTTTTTATTTATTTCTGTCATATAAACTGTCCACTGTTTGTAGCGTATAACTTAAAATACAAATACCATAAACTCTATTAGCTGTCACTTCAATTGCAATACTAGAAAAATTTATTCGAAAAGATTTTACTCGTCTATCGAATCCGCCAAGACATTCATTCTTTTTATTGAATTCTTCTCTAACGATTGATTCTAAAATTTCTATCTTAGTTCTTGCTAGATCCAATGATTTGGAATTTGCCGTGTCTTCGGTTGTCTCGGTTGTGTCATCGCCTGTGACGATTAGCTGAAAAATCACTTCTCTGCTTGCGACTTCGTAGGCCGTGTCGTTTGATGGAATGTATGTTTTATCTTGTAATAAAATATTTATTGCGGGGTATTCGTCGTCATTTAACTGAATGTATCGTGATTCAAAAACATTGATCGGAGTTGCCGAATCTAATTCTTTATTGGCAAGTCTTGACGCGACCTCTGTTATAATTTCCGAATCTTTTAAAATTGCTATCGTGGTCATCGGGTAGGTGCCACCTTTAAATAAATGACTGCGTTCCCTCTTGAGTTAGGTTCCACTTTTGTAATAGCGTAACGTTTGTTTCTGATTTCAAACTTATCGTTATTTCTCGGAATTGGGTCTAGTTCGTTTATCATGCAAAGTAAACGAGGGGACAAAGCATTACTGATTGCCCCATCGTTAGAAACTACTTCCTCGAATGTCTCATGAAAGACGCCTTCTAATTCTATTTCTTCCGATGAACCAGAACGAATGAATATAACGGGTTCCGAAAATTCACTCTCTAGTATCATCTTCAAATCAGCTTGGGCATCTTCCAAAAAAGTCATTCGTTTTCCCTTATGTCAATACTGCGAAAGCTGCAAACGCGTCTGGTTGATGGACGGCTGGCAACATTGCTCGGTGTAATTGAACAGTATAAGATTCAGGATCATCTTGTGACCATGCTTTCGGATACTGAGCAATCGCGCCTAACGCTTGAAAGGATTCGATTCTTGCGCGGTGTCGAATAACACGAGCATCCGTCGAACCAAGGAGAACTTTTTTAGCAGGAACCATGGCACCTTCTGCACCTGTTAAAGGATCTCTAAAAAATTGGTCTACTCTCCAGTAGTCAATTCCTTTGATGTTTCCTAGATACTGCCCACCTTTTGCCGATCTTTCGCCTACCCAATCTCCAATTTCCATACGTCGATTATCAAGTCGCTTTTGAACGGAAACGTTGTCTTCGAATTCATCCGCTGCGTCTGATCCCATGATAATGGTATTGGCGTTCAATCCAGTATATTTATTGATCAACGATCTTTTTGCTTGAATGTCTCGGATCGGATCTGAAGCTGAGTTGTCCCATTTTACAGATACGGCTGTATCTAATGAGGAAGTGTTATCGCTTGAATAAGAAATCTCGCCAAGCAATTCTCTTTTTTCTTCGTCCCAAACTTGCGTAAGGCGATCAAAGAAAGCCTGAACAAGCATAAGTTCTTCTGTTCTGTCCATCATTCCAGAAAGTTTTCGGAATGCTTTATTTACGAGAGTCACGAAACGAGAAGCCATTTCGGTTCCGCCTCCAGTGAGTTGTGCTAATTCCCCGGGTTGAACTTGATCCAAATCGGAAGGCGTAATTGTGATACGTGGTTTAGAGTAAGGAGGCTCGAAAATAAATTTCTTGAACCCTTTCAATTCAACGTTTTGACCTTCCGCACGTCTCAAAGTGAAAGGCGCGATTAGTCGGTCTTCGTCATACAAATCGATCTCGATAAGTTTCGTTTGGTGAATCTGCATTTCTCGTGCAAATGTATCTAGAAAAAAAGTCTCTGGTTCTTTTAGTTGCTCAACGGCGGCAACCATAGTTCGAGAGTCTAATAGTGCATTAAATTCTGCCATAGTGATTAACTCCTGTTTTTCGCTATCTCTTTAAGATAGATGTTTTTGTCTCGGAAGCCTGCCACGAAATCCGCAATGTCATCTGTAGAATCAACTAGGATCACTTCGTCGATGTTAAATTGTCCAGACAATGCAACGATTGTGTTTTTGTCTTCCGCGCTTGCATCCACGTCTTCGAGTAGGATTGCATAAGGAACGTTTCCGCCGTCCGACAAATCGCCGTCAAGACCTACGCATTTTCCTTCATCTGATCCGCCTGTATAAATTGCCAAGGCAGTTCCTTTCAAAAGGTTTTCGCCTGACAAAATGACGGCTGGGCCTGTCATGATTGGGAAGTTTCCAAGTTCGAAATTATCAAACTCTTTATCTTCCGGGTTTTGGTTTATAACTAAAGTCATAATTTCTTATCTCCTTGTTTTATTTTTTTGAAGTTGTGACGCCATGTTTTGCGCATAGATGTCTTTTGCTTCAGGTTTGCTTGTTTGTGAATTCATTCCAGAAATGACGGGAACTTCTTTTGCGTCTGTTAGTCGTCCGATATGTTTGTCAGCAAGTCCAGCTTTTTGGGCTTTCATGCATTCAAAAGAAATTTCGGCGGCTGACATGGAAGTGTCGAAACGAAGTTGTGCAATGAGTTTTTTATGCCCTGGATAACCAGCGATAACGTCTTCAATTGCTTCTTGTCGTTTTCTTTCGTTATGCTTTCCTGCCAACTTAATACGGGCGAAAAGTCCCGGACGTTCTTTTGCGAACTTCGCAACTTCTTTGTCCTTTTCGATTTCTTCCTCTTCGTCCATATCGTCTTCGGCTTTTTCGTCTTCCTTTTTATCGGGTTCGGTTACTTCCGCTTTTTCTTCTTTGTTTTCTTCGCCCGGATCACCTTCCGACATATCCGTCTTTTTTGTTTTGTCTTCTTCTTCGCTCGGCTTGCCTTCCTCTGCCCGTGTCGATGAAGTTCTATGATTGCCATTTGCTTCTATGCCGATTGCCATTTCATATTCTCCTTTTGGTAATAAACTTTTTAAAGATTCGATTGCGACTGGTAGTGATCCAACTTGATCAATAAGTCCCATGGATAAAGCATCTTCGGCTAGTGCGATCCCACCTTGTCCGAAATTTGCTTTCGCGTATTCGTATGTTTTGCCTCTATTAGTTGCAACTAGATTTAAAAACATTTCTCCGAGTTTGTCCGTAAACTCCTGGATTTTTGCTCCGCCTTCTGGTTTTGCCGGGTCAGGGTTTTTATTGGGGGATATTGAGGAAACAAAAGTAAATGCCTCAATTCCTACTCTTTCCATGAATTTTGAATCGTCATAGTATGTAGAAATTACTCCCACTGATCCGGTCGTTGCCGATTGCTGGGATACTATTCTATCTGCCGATGATGCAATACCATAACCCGCACTAAGCGCCATTCCAGTAACGTATGAAAGTGTTGGCTTATCGCAGCTTTTAATCATTTCGGAAATCTCAAAAAGACCGTCTACTTCTCCGCCGCATGAATTCACGTGTAATAAAATTCCTTTTACTTTTGGGTCATACATTGCTTTCATAATGACATTGGAAATTCCTTCGTATGACATTGCCTCACCAAAATAAGTTTCCCAATTATCGTAGCGATAAAGAACTCCTTTGATTTCAATGATTGCGATTCCGTCCGCCGTTGTGATATACTTATAATTACCAGCAAGCCAATGTTCTAAGTTTGATTCTATTCCTAAGATTGCTTGGTGATTGGGTTGATTATTAGATGCTTGCTTGTTTATTAATTCATTTAAAGCATTGGTTGAAATCGCCCAGTGTTGTCCGTTTTTAACTATCATATCTTTTTTCATGTTTGTTAGGTGTCCCATAGTCCTTGATATGCAAAAAGTTCTTCACCTACAATTCTTAGTTTTGGTCTTCTTGCTCTTGCGTTTTGTTTGATTCCGTTTCCTTCATCATTGCTGTCCGAGTCTACCGATCTTTCTGGAAAAAGCATTGGTTGCTCTGTTGCAAGTCCTGCTTCTAACATTGCCTGATTTTCCCTTTTGAGTTTTGGAATATTTACGTCAAAATCAGTTCCGTCTTTTATTGATTCGGCGTGACGAGTAGAAAGGCCATTATTGATTTTAAGAATTGACGCGGTTGTTTCTCTCACTGGGTCAATTTGTCCCGGTGCCTCTCCTACCCAATCCGAACATAAAACGGCTGTTCTAATCTCATCGTCTTCAAAATACCCAGGGATATATATTTCTTCGAGTGAAACTAGAGTATCCACAAATTCCGCGTAAATTGGTTTATGGAATTGCCTGACAAACATATTTCTATTCATAAGGAAAAATCTAAACGCCTCTATTCTTGATGCTTTAGATGCTGTATAAGATGAGTTAAATTGTTTTGTAACCATTTCCTTCGGAACGCCGAGACCCATAGAGATGTATTGGCACATTGCGTCATTGAAAGCAGCAAATTCCGATCCTTGGTTTGCTGTCGGTGTATGGAAATTTATTATTTCGTCTGGATCAAGTTCGTGGATAATTCCGGGCTGTAAAGTTAGATCCCTTTCCCTATCTGCTTTTGAAGATCTATCGTTTGGAGCTTCATTTTCAAAAAGGTTATCAATTCCGTTTGCTCGGTTTGAAGTTATAAAACCTACAAACAAATTTTCGATCGATGCTTTGATTGCCTTGTTTTTGTTAAAATCTCCCAGGGTTTTGATGTCTGGAATTACGGAAGCGATCCACGGAATACCGCGTGTCTGTCCGACGAAATCAGGATTGAAAATATGTAGAACGTTTCGTCTTCCCGTCTTACTTCCAAAAGCTGGGATTCGTTCCCACTTGTAATTCATTTCCCATAGATTAATAGCTGTTTGGATATGATAAGCAACGGGCGCGCCACTGTCATCTAGTTCGATACCATCTCTAAGATTCTTGTCAGAGAATCGATTCATTGGATTACATACATTCTGAGGATCGAATAGTTGTATCTTAAGTGGATATCTCGATCCTTTTCTATCAAAATAAGGAAGTGTTGCAAAGCATTCTCCAGAATTGAGGAAGGTTTTGAATGCAAGAGATTCTTGTTCCTGGAAAGTTAATCTTCGATTTGCATCACATTCTATTGAGTCGGACCATTCCGAAAACTTTCTTTCTATATTTTGTTCTAGATCGTTTACCGCTTCTTCGCCGAATCCGATTTTATCAAAAAGAATTTGGCGATCGATTGCACATTGTAGCTTGATTCCCGATCCGACTGTAGAGGTTACGGCTGTTAAAACTGCGCCTCTTGCGATAGAGTTATTTCTGAACAGATCATTTGCCCGTGCACGCAAAATTGGCAGCTCGGATAGGGACTGCATATCTGGATTCCCGGCTGGGACATCATAATAACGAAAATTTCTATCGGTTCGCGATGCTCCCTTGTATGCGTTTGTTTCTCTTGATCTGGAAATCTCTAAAGCAGATGCAAGGCGGGATACCTTATACTCTTTAGAAAGCCTTTCGATTTGTTTGTCTAAGCTTTTGATCGATTGACGTCGTGCTGATTTTGGTTTATCCACTTGGATCATGATAAAATAGTTGCGAACCTTGTTCTTTTGGCTTGACCCGATAATCTTAACACCATGGCTTCAGCGTAATTTAATTGCTTTTGGAATTCAGTGATATTATAGCGAGTGATATTTTGTGTGGTATTGCCGGAGGTGATCGAATACGAACTCATCCCACTCGCAATAGCGAGAAGTCCCTCGCGTAGTTTGTCTCTATAAGCTGTCCAATATTGAAGCTGAGTTTGAGCCATGAACCGATCTCATCATTTAACATTGAAAAAATCAAACCTTATATCTGAGAATAGTCTGACTAGGTTATTGGTCTCGATGCTGGTTTATAGGTTTTTTTTGTTTGGTTTTGTGTTTGATTGAATCCAACTGTGATTGATTTTTTTTCAGGTGGTATATTTTCGTTTTCTTCTCTTTGCTTCTATGCCGATTGCCATTTCATATTCTCCTTTTGGTAATAAACTTT